GGCGGTCAAAGACGGCCTTGCGGCTGTCGATGTCGCGCACTCTCGCCGCCCTCATGTGGCGGTCGAACTTGTCATCCTCTACCAACTTGCGCTGGCGGGATGCTTTGATTGATTCTTGATGTGTCATAATGATAGATAAAAAAAACTTTGCTACGCTTCGCTGGTCTCTACTCCGCTTTGCTGGACTCGGCTCTTCTACGCTTAGTTTGGATATAACTTTGCTTCGCTCTACTTCACTCAGCTGGACTCAACAGAAAGAAAGCTATACATTACTATACTTCGCTCCGCGTTGCTACGCTTGACTAAGTTTGGATATAACTTTGCTTTGCATAACTTTGCTATACTTCGCTCCGCTATACTGAACCTATCTCGGCTCCACTTAACTCAGCTTGGATTTAATTTAATTCTGTGATTCTGTATCTTCCGTAACACTGCCTGTATGTTCCAATTCCGTACCTCAGTCCGGCATTGGTCATGGCCAGCCACACCTCGCTCTTGTTGAGCTGACTCTCGTCGAAATGCAACTCACCGTCCAGACTCCACTCGGGGATGATCATACGGGCCGTGACAATCTTCGACTTCATGATGCCCACGGGTCGGATGTCCACATACTTCTCGGCGTGGTCTGTCCACAATTCTTCGGGCGTGCAGCCGTTGTCCTCGAACTTCAGGATGCCATCATTGAAGACGAACACGCTGCGCTGGAACTTTGCGCCCAACTTGTTCTCCTTGGCTCCCGCCTCGAACGACTTGGCAATCATGTTGGCAGGCAGGAAATACTGCCCCTTGTTGTTCCAATAACATGATGCCAGGAACTTCAGATGAAAGATCTCGTTCTGGTCATCGTCAGTCTTCTTGCGCTTCGATGTCAACTCGGCAATAGCCTTTGTGAACTCATTCATCGGATTAACGGTTTGCGGGTTGTTGAGCATGAGGGGACAGGTGCCCGTCATGCGGAATTTAATACTCTTCATAGTTGCTTGAATGTTATTATTTAATGTTAGGATTGTTCTGCATCGCATGCTTCATCAGGATTTCCTCCACGTTCATGCCGTAGGCGAGGTGGTGACTCTTGATAAACATGTCGAGTTTCTCGGCTACGACATTGCCGAAGCCGCGTGTCTTCTCATATTCCTTGCGGGTATGCATCAGGGCATCGCCTACGGTGGCGTTGCTCGAGCCGCCCACAATTTTCATGACGGATAGCACGCGAGTTGGCAGTCCTGTCTTGTCGATCGTCAGCGGAAGCATGAGGGATTGATAGACTTCTTCTGAATATGGGATAGTCACCGTTGACCCGATTGGCTTGCGCTTGGATTTCTGTGCGAGGTCACCCTGGGTGATATGCGATGTAGTAACCGGGGCTTTTGCCGTGGGCATTACGTCGCCCTTGCTGACGATACTGTTCTCACTCTTCTTTGTCTTGACAGATGATTTAGAAGCACTCAGGAATCGGGCGAGCTTTGCAGTGGTGTCTGAGAGTTTCTGCGACATACTTGCTATCTGGGATCTCAACTCGGCGATGGTGCTGGCATTCTTGGTACGACTCTGCTGCAGGATTTCTATTTGTGCCGTCAGCCTTGCGGCCTCCTGGATAGCGTCGCCCTCCTTCGGCCATGTGGCACAGGCGGTCAGCAAGTCGGTGATGATGTCACGATCGAGCCAGTTGAGTTTATCAAGTCCCACGTGTACGAAGAATCCCTCAAGCAGTTCCTGAAGGGTGAAGTACATGTAACCATTGCCTTCCACGTTGAGTAAATAACCGTTCGGTACCGTCTGTACGCTTACTTTTGTTAATTGTTTCTTAGCCATATTACTTTTGCTTTTTATTGGTTTTCTTTTGTTTCTCTCTCTTGTATTTAGTCTGATCGCCTCCGCGTCGCTCTATCATTTCGATGCCGTGACGCTTCAGCCGTTCCCTCGCCTCACGTCGGGCTTCTGGCGACTTGGCCAGCCGCAGGACCTTGGCGATGTATCTCACCGTCGAGACGGACATGCCTAATTCTTCAGCCATGTCCACATCGTTGCCGATTGGGTATTCATTAATCAGCGTGAAGAGCACATCGAGTGAATCGTCCGTGGCTGCTACCGGGTGGCCGTTGGTCTCATCCTCATAGATACGCTTATTCCTGCCGTTGGCGATGTCGGTCACGGACTCCAACCTCCACTCCAGTTCGTCAACTTTCTTGCGGTGTTCCTCGCGCTCCTTAGCGAGTTGGTTCTCCAGCCGACGGATCTTGCTTATCAGAATGTCGTCACTCGGCTGTTGCTCGTCTCGCTCTTTCAGGGCTTGCCGGAGTTTTTCGTTCTCCCATTTCAAGTTGGTATTTTCAGCAGATAGTTTGTCTTTTTCTTCCAATAGACTGAGATTGTCGCAGAATATCTTGCGGTCCTTATACACCACGCGGTCCTTATACACCACGCGGTCGCGATAGACCACGCCGTCGCGATAGACCACCTTTGGCTCCGACTGCTGGATGTGTCGGTTGATAACGCCGCCACTCTGCTTGCAGTCGCCTTGCACCTCCATAGTGTTCACCACGCCACCGTGCATATAGACATTGCCCATGCACGTCACTTGCTGAATGACTCCGCCGTGAATGTGCAGGTCTTCCATTGTTACTTGCTCATCCATACGCTTAGTGACTGCCAGCCACACTGGCAATGATTAGGAATGCTACCAGTCCGATGTGGGTATAAACCACTTCGGCATTCGTAAATGTCTCACCAGTCATTGCCGAGAACGTCATGTTGTTCCGGCGCATCCATTTTGCAAACTTCTCTTTCATAATCATTCATTTTTAGTTGTTTGACGTAAATAGAACACCCACAAGTCGGGATTCGAACCCGACATCCCCGATCGGCAATGCCGCATTACTGCGCGGTCTCGCTATCCAAGACCATTCCTCCGCACGCCCTGTTCTTGCCATTAAAAGATTGCAGATGTTCCGTAGTTGTTACTAATTCGTTGCCGTGGGCGGATTCGAACCGCCGACCTCCGCACGAATGCGATGCTTTTCAACCGACTTAGCTGCACGGCAAACCATTTTTATATATTGCCTATTACTATCGACACCCCTCTGCGTTAGTGGCTTGGGAACACGTATTGCCAATCGGCAATAGCCGCATTAGTGTCTTATCACGCTGCTGTCCCGGCTCTTCACAGGCTCATCACCTGTGCCTCGTCGCCTGCCAGATTGCTTTCCGCGCTACTTCTTGCACCTCGGCTATGATGGAGCTTATGCCTTGCGCAACTCACTCCAGCCATACGGTGTGACTTCGATGTCGTTTCGTCCGGGCTGCCACCGCCCTTTCTGTCGATCCTACTGTCTCCGCTCGTTGCTTCTGCTGTCTCAGGATTGCGTACTCTCTTTGTTTGGTTCTGTTTCTTTTGCTTCTGCTATCCCCGACATTATGCTTCAGCATGTTCTCACTTCAACCGTCGTCACTCTCCGACCCTTCGCCCTGTATTTACCCAGCTGGCGCGTACTGCTTTTTGTGGAAGGAGCGGGATTTGAACCCGCGATGTCCTACGCATTTTCACCGCCTTCTCCGAGGCTTTCACCCTTTCCGGCGGCTTATTCCATATCGGGGCTTGCGCTCCGATTGCCTTCGACCACTCAGCCATCCTTCCGTTTCATAAACCTGCGAACCTCACGGCGGGCAGGTAGGTATTGAAAAAAATCCTTTAATGTACTATTTCGTGACCGCTGCCACTCTAAAAAACAAAAACAACTTTTTTTATAACCTATTCATTCAATCATTCTATCAATCCTTTCAGTTCGCCGTCGTGAGCCATCCTGAGGATTTTGTTCAGCGGATAAACCCACGGGCTCTTGGTTTCTGTGCCATCTGTTGTCGAGGTCACTATCTGCCGTGTCCGTCCCAGCAGGTGTCCGTGACTGCGAAGCCAGCGTGGAGTCATTGTCTCGATGTACTGGCTCAGTGTTTTGTCGGTCACCCATCGCTCTTCGTAGCACTCATGCGCCTCGCGCTCTGCACGGCGTACCTCGTTGACGATCTCTGCCCTCAGCAACTTATCCATCGCTTCTTACTTTTGGTCGTCATACAGCCCGGCCTTCGTCTTGCGGAAGGCGATGGTTAGTTTTTCGTCAGGCACTACTGTCTCAAAGTCGGCTCCCAGTGTCTGCTTCAACTCGTCCATTGACACGCGCTCGAAGTCTGCCTCCTCGCGGTCCTTCATGCTGGAGAATTGCACCCTGGCACTCTCCACAGCCCGTTTGTCAGGCAGTGTGTAGATGGCTGTCTGCCCTACCTTCAAGGCCCTGATTTCTTTTCTCGATACATTCTCGCAAATCATACCTAATTATTAATTTTACTTAATTAATTTATACTTTCTGTACAACTTTGGCAGAAAATCCGTATATTTGCCGTTACCTTTAATGTGCTAAGGCTGTATGTCAGCCCGACGGATTGTTTTATGCCTCGTTGTATCGTTACTTAATTACGCTTGCAAAAATAATACATTCCGTTCAATAATTGTACAAAAGGTGTAATTATTTAACATATATTATACAAAATGTATTATTTATGCCGGAAAAAGACCCTGAAAGAGCCAAAAGATTGAACGAAGTGTATAAACACCTCTTCGCTTTCTATGATGTGACCAGTAAGACCGGACTTGCCAAAATCCTGGGCATACAGCGCACAGGACTTGCCGCCGCCTTCGGTGGTAACAAAGCCAACCTCACCGATAGTCTTTTTAAGAATATCTGCAAGACGTTTCCTGGCGTTTTCAACCTCGACTACCTGCTGACTGGCAATGGCGACCTTCTCACCATCGAGGAAGATGTCAAAACTGAAGATATCATGAAGTCTGCGAACAGCGTGAACGGACAGAATACACCTACAGGTAATCCCGACTCAACCTTCATGATATCGAAAACATTCGAGACCATGCTGAAGCCCATTATGGATGCCCACGACAAACTGGTAGCCACCTTGGAGAAACAAATCGCCGACAAAGACGTTCAGATACAACAGCAGGCCGACATTATCGCCAGCCTGCAAAAAGTGATTGATAACCTCCGCTCAATGCCATCATCTGCCGACATTGAGAAATACATCCGCAACAATCCATTCCCCATCGGCGTTGCCGACAAATCAGAATCCCCACGCGCAGAGGTATGAACATTATAATATATATAATAGCATTAACCGTGATAATCGTGGTGAAACTCTCCAATGTTTCCCCACTTCAATGCCATGAAACACGGTTAACCTATTCATATACAATCATTTGGACTAACTTACTTAATAACCCCAAACGGATCACTATTCGATGCGGGCGGGGTGCCTTGAAAATACGGGCACCGCCTTGAAAATAAGAGAGTTAGCAATAAATCTTTGAACTTGAAAAAATGACAATATGCGACAAAACTTAGCAATATACGACGGGTTGTTTCCCCATTTTGCCACCAGGGTGGGTAAACGTGGGTAAACATTTCGCAAAATATAATATAAACAGGAACAGATTAATATATGAAACAGACTACATCAATCGTGTTTGACCACCGTGGGCGTGTGAAGCCCGGACAGAAGGGACAACTGGAGGTGCGCGTGACGGTAAACAGAAAATCGTATTACTTCGGTACGGGCGTCAAGGTGTACCGCTCGGAGTTCGTAGCTGGGCGGGTGAGAAACACAACAGACGATAAAGGGCTGAACGACCGGCTGGGAATTATCTATCAGCGGGTAAACAATGAGGTAAACAAATGTATCGATAGCGGAACGGCGATTGATACGGAAGATATTCGCCGCAAGGTGTGGCAGACCTCCGAGACGATGAGTGACGAGCCGACACTGCTGGACTGGATAGAGCAGCAGATGGGTATCATGAATATGGCGGAGGGCACGCTAAAGCATTACAGGACACTGCTGACACGGCTGACGGAATATGGCAAAATTCGCAGGTGGAAAGATATCACGACAGAAGCTGTATATGAGTGGGATGCCTGGCTGCATGGGTTAAAGGCTCAGGACGGTGGCAGGATCAGCGACGGAGCTGTATATACCTATCACAAGTGCCTGAAAGCTCTGCTGAACCGTGCTGTCGAGGTGGGGAGAATACACGACAACCCCTATACGCGGCTGCGTGGAAAATTCAAGCGTGGCGAAAAGGAAAGCGTGGAATATCTGACAGAAGATGAGATGCGGCGGTTTGAGGCCCTACAGCCTCCGTCTGGGTCGGTGCTCGAAACAGCAAAGGATTTTTTTGTGTTTCAGATGTACACTGGGCTGGCTTATTCTGATGCGATGGCTTTCGACATGAGCGACTACCGGTGGGACGGATCGATGTGGCGGCATAACGGCGAGCGTATCAAGACGGGAGTGCCGTTTGTCAGCAGTCTGCTGCCTCCTGCGGTGCGCGTATTGGAGAAGTACGGGATGCAGATGCCAAAGATGGACAATGCCGACTACAACCACTGCCTGAAGGTGCTTGGCCCAATGGCTGGCATCAAGGTGAGAATGCACTCCCACCTGGCACGGCACACCTTTGCCACGTATATGCTCAGTAACGGTGCTAAAATAGAGAACGTCTCGCGGATGCTTGGGCATACTAACATCACGCAGACTCAGCGGTATGCGAAAGTACTGGCGGAGTCCGTGCATGAAGAATTTAACAAAATAAACGAGAAATTATCAAAATCTAAAAATTAAAAAAAATTATGGGATTCTTTATTGTTTTAGCGATTGCTGCCATATTCTACCTGTTGGTACGGAGTTTTGTCGCGATAGATAAACGTGACAAGAAGATGCAGATGACCGCCGCAAGTGGAGCTAAACAGCCCACCTCTGCAAATAGTATTACGAAGACTACGCCTGTGAGTGATGTCATTAAAGCGGTTGGCATGCTTACAGCTCAGATGGAGCTGATGCATCAGGCCGCCGCTGTAGGTGATGACGCCGCGTATCAGTCTATATTGGACAATAAATACAGCGGTCCTTTGCCAGAGTTACGCAGCGACGGAGGATATTTGAGTATGTATGACAATCTGCGAATCATGAGTATAAAAGGTATTAATTACTGTACAAATATAGATAAATACCAAGGTAGAATCATGGTCGCCCTCGTACCTGAGCCGAAGAACGAGTTTGACCCAGATGCGATTAAGATTGTAGCAGAAGACAGCCACCGCCTGGGATATATCCCGTCGAATCAGACAAACTACGTGCGATCACTGACAGGCAATACGTTTCCGTACCACTGCAGATGCTACATCACGGAGAAGGAAGACGAACGGGACGGGCATAAATTCTATTGCGGCTATGTATATATCGTCCGAAAAGGCAAGGGGGAGTGACGTGTGCTCCCCTCCCTTAAATATTAACACTAAAAACACAATTTACTATGAGAAAGGAAACAGAACGACCGCCGGAAGTGAAAATCTTCCCCATCGCGAGAATGCGACAGGACTACACAATGAACGGCTGCACCGGCAACTTCTGGGGGCATGTCAGCAAGAACTACAGGTCGCATGACAAGTCCGAGAATTGGAAGATCGTCAATGACTCAGGCATCATACTGGGATGCGTGCCCGAGGATAAAGTAGACGAACTGACCACGTTTATCGACGGCGAAGACATCCACCCATGCAAAGGCCATGTCAACCGCGGCTACGACCACTTCAAGAAACAATATTACTACTATGGCGAATGCGTAGTAGAGAAATTATAATTATTTACTTTAAAACAAAACACTATGAAAAAGTTATTTATGGTTATTTCAGCAGCTTTGATGCTGACGAGTTGCGAGAATTACAGTGCCGACGAAATTGCAGGCACAAGTGAGAAACTTGTCACGTTCGCGCTCAGCAACGGTGAAGCAGCGACACGTGCCACCCTCGAAGAGATGAACATTACAGACCTGTGGCTATTTGACTATATTGGTGACGAGTTGAAGAACACCGCCCACAAAACCGACGAGTTCGATGCTGTTACCCTCCCGATGCCCTATGGCGAGCATACCGTCTGTATCGTTGCCAGCAGAGGCACAGAACCGACAGTTACGGCTCCTGTTATCTCTTGGGCAAAGCCTTCGGACACATTCTGGGCGACACTGACCATCGACGTACAGCCGGGCACATCAGGCACCCATTCCGTCATACTCAAGCGCGTGGCCACCCGACTGCGTATAAGTATTACAGACCAAATTCCCGCAAGTGCCGCCACCCTCGAAGTAGAACCTGCGACGTGGTATTATGGCATCAATGTCCGTACTGGCGAAGGCTGTGAGGCGAAGAAGCAGCCCCGACAGGTGACAATCCCGTCGAGCTATGTCGGCACCGAAGGAAAGATCACTGCATCATTCTTCGGAATGTCGCCAAAGGATGAGTGGAAGACAGATATTGCTGTCAGACTTCTTACGGTTGACAATACCAAACTGGGAGAGGTGCTGCTGCCAGATGCGGCGTTCCAAATGAACAGCACGACACTCTATTCCGGCGGGATACTTAGTACCATAGCTCCATTCTCTGTAAGCGTGGACGATGTATGGGGTGAAGATAATGAAAATACCTGGTAATTCCGCTAATATCCATGAAAGCACGGCAGGGGTGAATCGTGAGATTCGCCCCTGCCTAAAAACATATCTAAAAAACGAACGAGTCAATATCTGCCTGGAGATCTTCGCGCTCTTTGTCGGTCATGACCGATTTGGCAGAATCTTCCTCCTTGAACAGCGACGGGAACATATCCTCCACCGTCTTGCCTTCAGGGTCACGCATCATGTACGTTGCCGCGAAGACCATCTCCGCCATTATTTGATGTGTCAGCCTGTCACGCCTGCGGTATCCACTAACAATCGCCCGTATCTCCCACCATCTCAGTTCATAGTAGAACTCGTGACGGCTGATTCCAATCTCGCCCACAAGCAAGGAGAAAAGCTCGTGGACGCTTGTCAGTTTTTTGGCTTCGCACCCTTAGATTGACTTTTCGCTTTTTCGCCGACAGGTATCTCGAAGAACTCTGCCACCAACTCCATCACAGAAACATACATTTCCATGATAGTCTTGTAAGAATTGAGGTCGTCGTTCCCTCGGATGTCACTCTCGGTGACGTTCGAGTTCTCGTCAACCGTGAGAATCGCAGCCATAATGAGAATTATGCGGTTCTTGACAAGACCGAAATTGTTGGCCATCTCGTCAAGGAACGGCTTGCCTGTCATGGACTCAAACAACTCGATGGTCTTCATCGAAAAGGCGACGGGATATTTCTTGTCGCCGATGGTAATTTCTTTCTGCTTCATAGTTCTTGATGTTTTTAAGCAAACCGCCACGCCTGGGAAATGAAAGTAAGACACAGGCGGGCGGCGAAATGTTATACGCCTACAGAATATGCTCCATAGCCGTTTAATGTCGCATTATAGTCTGCGTTCTGTCGGTCTGGACCGTTGAGAACCAGTGACGTGATGACGCAAGATCCGCTGACAATAACAGTACCCTTGGTGCGCTGGTTAGCACCAGACACATTGGCGATAGCCCACTTCACAGGCACTGCACCTTCGTAGATATCCTCGATGTCTGCCACCGACTGAGCACCCACGGAAGATGTAATAGTGTCGCCAGAGCGCATGAGAGCATTAGACGTGATGTCGTAACTCAGTCCTGTCGGCTCCTGGATATCCCAATCGCCGTCGGTATCCTTGGTGGTTGTCGATTCGAGGCTCATGCTGATATGCAGAGAGAGCTGGCGAGCGGCTGCAACAACCCTCGCCGGAGCGGCAGTATTGTCGCTGCTGATAAACAGACGGACAAACTGACCCTTTGTAAAGGTATTGTTCACCGTGATCACATCGGTCGTCGGTGTTGATGCCACCTTAGCCAATGGTCCGCTACCCGTAAACTGGAGACTTTTCGTGCTGTTAGTTCTGTCATTCCACTGGAATACGACATCGTTCAGATAAGCCTGTCCCGTGCGAGCGAAGGCAGCACCCAGTGATGTCTGGTTGTCGGTGGTCGATGACTCATCCCACATCAGCGTGAAAGGTGTCATACTCTTGACGGCGGTCAACAGGGCTGCAGCGTCGGTCACGTCGAGCGACTCCACGCTTACCTGCCACCCCTTGCTGACGATGGTAGGCAGTGACGCGAGTCCCACAATATCTTTATGCGTTGCAGACTCCGAGTTACCTGTTAGCGTCACCGAACAGTTGGAGGCCATTCCAATAACCTTTGTGCCGTTGTAGATTCGAAAATTCTGTCCTTTTAAAGTCATGATATATTAGTTTTTGACGATATCAACTTTAACTATATACATACCATCGTCCTGCCGGGCGATGCATCCTACAGAGATTTTAGCACCGTCGGGTGCTGTGAGATTGTTCACCTGCTCAGAGAGCTCCTCGCTGGTTTTAGCCTTCAGTATCATTGGATACTTCGGCTGCTCCTTTGGCGGTTGTTCTGCACTCTTAGTCATAGCTGCGGGTTATAGACAGTACATTCATAAGTCAACTCCTGATGATAGCACGGCTTCATCCAGTCCCATGCCAGCTGTGACGTGCGCACACTGTCAAGATATGGCGTCTGTCCGCTCTGCGTCTGTATATACTCAGCGACAGCCTTGCGGCACAGCCTGCGCAGATATTGTACTTCGCGCGGACTACGGGCGTCTATCTCGATGGTCGCCAGCACATGGTCTTCCGATCCTTCCCAACAAGAGTCTTTTGTCTCGGGATGGTTCTCGAGACCGTCATCGGTGACGATGATACACGGCAGGTCGGTATTGTCAAGATCATCCGGACCAACTTCGAAGCAAGTTGACACCACCCTGTCACCGACAGCCTGCATAATCTCTTCACTGGCGCGGATTGCATCGTAAAGAATTTCGTCGAGTTCTTTCATCTGAAGTCTTTTTTCTGAAAAACCCGCAGGCAGTCATGGCTATTGCTATCGCATCGCCGCCACCTGCGGGCCTGATTATCAAGTAACTATGAACCTTGATTCACTGTGAGAGGTTTATCCGCCAATCTCGTTAGAAGATGCGGGCTCGATGAGCTTGATGAGCTTGAAGGCCTGAGGCTTGCCGTTGGCGTTGCCGCCGTTGACCTTGCTTGACATTTCAACGAGTGAATAGTCAAGACCCATGCCGAGGGCAATCACGTTGCGGTCGAAGTTCTCCTGACTTGTTCCGTCTACATTGAACTCGATGCCATCAGCGTACACCTGCTCGTTCAGGTAGCCAAAGTGACCGATACCGATGTAACGGATAGGAATCTTCTTGGTGTCGGGGTCAGCGAAGTCCTTCGTGCCGATGCCGTTCTCGTCGAACGAGTAGTCTATGTACGGAGATACCTTGTAGCGGTAGCCTACGCACTGGCCATCCTGTACGACGGTGCGGTTCGAGTCGGTGGTGCCGGGGATGAGCTTCGTGAACTTCAGGTCAACCTCGGTAGTCTTGTCCATGATGAGCTCTGGCTCACCCTCGAAGCCAAGATCATACATTTTAGCAATCTCCTTGGCGATGTTCTTACCGATGTTCTCGTCGAGAGTCAGTTCAACGATGTCAACCTTAGCGAAAGGCATGTCGAGCTTTCTGAATGCGCCGTGACCATAGACGTGCTGTGCGCGGAAGATGGCCCAACCCTTCTGGAACTTGTAGGTCAGGAAGGCGATGATGTCGAATGCAGCCTGAGCGACAGCACGACGGCTGACGGGAACAGAGGCAGCGACACGCTGTGGGTTGGTCTTGATGTTGGCGAAGTCCAGCTTCTGCTCAGCCACCTTAGTCACCTCACCCTCGATGGTGAACTTCACGTCGTTGATAGAGTAAGGGATAACCTGTGTGCCAGTCACACCAGTCAACATCTGAAGGTCGTCTGGCAGTTCGATGCCTGGTACCTTAGTGTCGATGATGGGGCGAATCTCGACGGGAATCAGACCGCCTGCCTCCAGGTTGGCGTTCTCGTTCTTGTCGGTGCCTTCGGTGATGGCGTTGGCGAGGATGGTGGTGGCGTTGGCTGCACGCTTATGGGTGAAGCAGTCGGCAATCATCTCGCGCAACTCCTTGCCCTTGTCCTCGCGGCTCTGAATCTTGGCGAGTTCAGCACCGCTGGCCATAGCCTTTGCGCGGACTGAAAGTCCTTCTGACTCGTGGATAAGAATGTCGTACTGACGATCCTGCTCACGCTGCTCAGCCATCAGCTTCTCACGCTCTTCCTTCTGCTCCTCAGAAGTCAGGGCACGCATTTTGGCCTCACGTGCGTTGGTCTTCTCGTCCATCTCGTCGAGCTGGGTCATGATTTCCAGCTGACGCTTCTCGATTTGTGCTTTTGTCATTGTTGCCATGATAAAAACGTTTTTATAGGGTTAATAATTAAGTGATTCTATGTCGATTTCACGGCGGCGGTGCTGGGCACGCAGACGCATAGCCTGCTGTTCGCGGAAACGCTGCTCCTGCTCTTCCAGTTCGCGGGCTTCCTGCTCCTCCTTGGCCTTTGCCTCACGCTCTGCCTTCTCGCGGGCCTCGCGCTCCTCGTCAGTCTCTTCGTGCTTGTCATCGTCGTGCTTGTCGTCGTCGTGCTTGTCGTCGTCGTCGCCACACTCGCGCTTCAGCTGTGCCTCAATCGCCTTGTCGATGGCTTCCGACGCCTCACGCAGTCCGACGGTGGTCTGCTCGTAGGCTGGGTGGGTGACGATGGCGACATCATAGAGTCCGGTGATTTTCTTCACGTGGCGCAGCCATACCTCCTTGCCGTCCTCCACGTCGTTGGTGCGCTCGTAGGATACGCCGTTCTCGGTGTCCTCGTAGTCGTCCTCGAAGGCGAAGGACATGCCGGTGATGTCGCCGCGCTTCATCAGTTCCAGCGCATCGTTGGCGTTGTTGGTGTGGGGCAGGTCGCAGCGGCAGTCTATGCCGTCGCCACGGAGTTCGAGAGTGAGGGTGTCCTTGTCCGAGTTGCGGAAACGTCCGAGCACGTCGGGCACCATGTTCGAGTGGTTAAGATTCAGGATCACGTCGGACTTCGCCAGAAGTTCACGGCTGATGCAGCCAGGCTCCAGAATCTCATACACCTTGCGTGTGGAGCTCCAGGGTGTGAGGTTGACCGAGCGCACGCCGAAGACTATCGGACGGCCCTCAATCTCGCGGCTCTCCTGCTGCCCCTCCTGTGGCTCGCGCAGTTGCAGGCCGCAGTCATTGGTTGGGATGAATCTTGTCTGTTTCATGCTTAACAATGATTTA